TTGAACAAAATAGAGGGATGGTCTTGCACCACCCCCTGCCATTGCTTGCTTGAAACCCGAAATATCCATTTACTTATTTCTCCTTTTATCCTGCAACTTCTGAGAAAGAAACACCAGTTCTTACAGCAACAAAATTCAACTGGATATAATTGATAGAACGTGCTGGTTTGATATAAATATCACCAACAAATTCATTTCTATCAATGACATCACCTGTATTGTTAGAGGAATCGCAAACAACTTTAAAGTCGTAAATACCTCTTTTTGCTTTAATACCAGCAAGAAACGGTTCTACCATGTTGCGGAATGATGCTCTAGTAAATTCATCGTTGAATTCAAACAACATATACTTAGCAGCGTTGGCAATAGTTCTTTCTAATAAGTTGAATAATCTTCGTACATTGATTCTATCAAAAGCACTGGGTTTTTTCAAGAATGTTTTATCTCCGTACAAAATCGTACCAGCACCGTTTATATTAGCAACTGGATTAATATTTGCTTTATAAAGTGTATCTCTGTCCGTTTTGTTTGGATCGAAATGTAACTTTACTATATTGCGAATTGCTCCACGATTCAACCCTGCTGGACTGAACCATGCTCCTACTGCTTGTTCAGTAGCAACACATAAACCAGCAACATCTCCATTTAATGGTATGTCTATGTATTTATCTGTATATCTGTTGTACATTCGTTTCCAACCAGAATCCATAACGGCATAAGATGTACTAGATAAACCAGTTTCAGTTGAGTCTGTTACTACAGAAGATGCTTTAGATGTACCTGTGCCAATAACACTTGCACTATCTGGTGAGAAAAATACAATAGCATCTTTACGATATTTTGCAACATTGTCGATTGTTTGTATTGCTAATGCACCAGAAGTATCGACACCAACTGGTAATAAATCTATATCAATAGATTCTTTATCACGAAACAAACCGTATCCAGTATTAGCACTATATCGAATAGCAGTTGTATTACCGTTATTAGCATCTGTAGTATTAGCATCCACACCACCACCCAATTTTAATGAAATAGGTTTAGTTGGATTTAGTACTGTAAATGCAGTTGCATAGGTTGATGTTTTGCTTTCCCAAGCACCTTTCCCAATATTATCCCACTGTCCAGTAGCATAGATATACTTGGAGTCTCTACGAATAACATCTTTGAAATAATTACTATTGCCTTGATCGTTTTTTGCGTCAGTTACCAAAGATACATGAGCAAAAGTTTCTAAAATTTCCCCTGCTTTACCAGAAATTTGACCATCATAGTCTACGACTACAATATGAACTTCATCGTTTATTTCAACTCCACCATTATTATTAAGAACATAAGTGGAAGTAGTGGGAGCTCTGTCAAACAAGGAACTAAAATCTACTGCGGTAGTTGTGCCATTTTGATAAAAATTTTCTTTCCACTCACCAAAAGTACCAGAACTGCTATGATAGACATCTACTTGAATAGAATTTCCCAATTCTCCCATATACCTAGCGGCAAATGTTGCAGTTACTGCCGTATCAGCATCAAATGCTTCCTCGTTTTTAAATGAAACTCCAGCAACTGATGTACCACTAACAGTCTCAACTGTTACCTGACCACCAGAACCACCACTGATTGTGATAACATCACCTGAGTTATATCCAGTACCAGCTGCGGCTATTGTTACTGTTGCTAATCCACCACTACCATCAACTGTAGTATTTACAGTTAATCCACTACCAGAACCACCTGTCGTTGTAGCTGGAGTAGCTGCACTATAACTAGAACCAGCATTTGTTATTGTTTCTTCAAAGTCAATAACAGCACCTTCGTTAGCAGAAGCCGCACCATCTGATGCATTTCTGGCAGTTGTTCCTACTGTTCTGACTACGTTTAATGAACCACCATATGCTAAAAAACTAGAAGCAACATGCCAGTTTTGTTCTATGTCGGTATGTGTGGGTTTTCCGAATGTATTTGCCAAGTCTTGTTCAGAACTTATACTTACTATTTTGTCTGCTGGCCCCCATAAAAATGCAGCTGCAAAACCAGCATTTGATGAAGAACTCGGTGCTAACGAATTAGTAGCATCTATTTCTGAAACACTGACGCCTGGGCTTACTTGAAATGCCATATTCTCTCTCCTTGTTCAATATATTGAATTTTGAAACTAATCTCTTAAAAAATATCAATTAAGATTTGCTGTATTGTTATTTATAAAAAACAATTTTTTCACTCGACAACTTCCCATATTTGACCATCTGAATCTTGAAAAGTTTCAACTTCCAATCCTGTATTGATAATCCCAAAGGGAGTAACATCATCTTCTATTTCACGAATTCGTTGTTCGTGTAGTTTCAATCTTAAATCCTGATCCATCAAATCTTTAAAATATCGTTGATTACTTACCCATGAAAATAATACCAATGTCATAACTAAATCATCGTGCGACCCTTCTGTTGCCTGATAACTTTTCCCCTTAACTGCAAAACATGTTAGTTCTGCAATTGTTTGGAAATCAACTATCAATAACTTATCTTCCTCTATCAATGTTTTTAGTACTCGACAACCTATCCTTTTTACCTGTGCAGTTGTTTTGATTCCCATTTCTGAACCACGACCAAAACCAGCACTCAGTACTTGTCCAGCACGACCTTTAACAGTAGAGGATAAAATATTTTCGTATTCTAAATCCTGATATAAGGTATCAGCAACCTGACCACCAATATCATTTACTTCTACTAATACATATGCTTCGTTATAATCCCTTGCCACCTTTTCTATAACATTGGGATATAATAAAGGTGATATATGATTATCTCTATATTTTGCTACCAATTTATATGGTGTATCTGTAATATCAATCACCGAAAATGCTGAATAATCCTTACCAGCACCCCTAGCAACATCACAAGACATCATGTAAATATGTTCTTTTTTTGCTGTTTCGTAAATATCTAATCCATCACCTCTGGCAATCGGTTCTCGAAATGCCATCATAGACAATTTACTTGGTGAAATTAGAGTATTGGTTGAACCTATAAACTCAGTTTCAAATTCTATTCTGAATTGATCTTCTGAGGTGTTTCGTATGGTTTGTTCTTTCCATTTACTATCACGGCCGGGAACCGCTGACCAATGTACGTCAATCGGTACATAATCACTACGTCCTTCTACTGAATCAGTCCACATTTTATAAAACTGATTCATACCATTAGGTGTTGAAACTATCAATACTTTAGTTGTATTACCAGATGAAATTGTAGGATAAACTGATCTGAAAAAATCTTCAGCAATATGTTCTGGTACAAAAGCAAATTCATCTAAAAATATAATATTGAATGTTCCACCCCTGATTGCACTAGATGATGTAGATGATGCAAGAATTTTAGAACCATTTTCTAGTTCGATATTACCTTTATTCCATTCAACTACACCTTGTTGCATCCAAATTGGCAAATTTTCATATGCTAATTGCCATCTTCCTAGTAACTCCCTTGCTGTACTTCCCTTATTTGCTAGAATTCCTATTCTAACATCTTGATTAAAAAGTACATAATGAAGCAAATACGAAATAATGGTAGTCGATTTTCCCGTCTGTCGGGGCATTTTACAAATAACAAATCGGTTATCATGAAATTGCTGAACCATATCCTCTTGAAAATCCCACATATCAAATCCAATTAAACCTTCATCAACCGTTACAATCTTCATGTACTTTTTGATGAAATAAATCGGATTATCGGCACATTTGATATATTCCTCCACCTGTTCTGGTGTAAAATCTATCGGTACATTTGCCTTTTTTAGTAAAGGATTTCCTAGATAATTAATCGACTGCATCTTCTTTTTGTTTGTTTTTTATTAGTTTTTGTAAATCTGATGTAGAACCCACAAATAAAGCATTTGTAACCTTTGTTGGATTTCCTTTCTTTTCTATTGCTTTCAATTCTTCCATTTTCTTTTGTAAGTCAATCAAACGATCATTGACTTCTGATGTATTTTTCATTAACTGACCATAAACTTCAAATGCTCTTGGATTATCAGACTGTTTTGCCAATTCCAGTGCATATTCCATTGCATCTACACCTTGTTTGAATATCTTATAGTAATTTTCACGACTCTGAACATAATCCTCTTCAATATCAATTTCACGATTTTCTGGATTCGATTCTATAACTTGTATATCTTCGACAACTTCTTCCGATTCTGGTTGCTCCATATCAAAAATATCATTGAGAATAACATCCATCTTATGGTTCATGACGACCTATCCGTTTTTGTATTAGTTGTATTTGTTCTTATTATTCGACTAACTGCCCTTCCATCAACATCTATCAATTCTGAATCACTAACAGTATCAAGTCCATCAAAAACATTACTATACATATTGGCAATTGCTTCTGTAACCACTTTAGATGTAGTACTTGGGCCATATAGATAGGTTTTTAACTGAAAATTTAAAGACCAGAGAATCAACCGTCTTTCACCAGATAATCCACCTTCCCATTGGTCTTCCTGTGATACGTCTGATAAAATAACAGGCATATCATGTTTAACTACATCGTTAATAGCAACGGTCAACTCTGGTGTGAAATATGGCAAAATTTGTTCTACAATCTTCAAACCATCTTCCGTTTGATCGCAAGCAATTGACAATGTAATATCTAAATTATAAGGAACTCTTTGCCATCTATAATTTACTTGTGAATTATCCCCACTAACAGCAGTAGCAGTTTTTTGCATGGTATTCAATTTTCTAGCACTATCATAAGTCAAAGATGTCCATTCAAAACTCATTCTTGGAAGTTCAAACTGAGTTTCTACACCTGTTGCCGCTTGTACCAATTGTCTGAACCTTGCTCTAGGAGCATATGCCAATGGTACAAGAATATTTTGTGTATTATTGCTAGAATCTACACGTTGAATAGTAATATTATTAAACAATGTACCAAAAGAAACTAATGCCTTTCTAATAGATTCGTTATAAAATGTTGTTCCTAGCATTAGAATACACCAAATGGATTAGATTCTGTAAAGTCAACAATACCACCATCAGCATCAGATTCAATATCTGCACTTTGTGTATAGTTATCTGTTTCTGTGGCAATATTATCAACTGCCGTAATACCTGTATTAAGCGTATCTTGTGCATAACGGAATAACGAACATTCCATCTGCCAGACATAATTTTTACCCAATTGGAAAAAAGGAACCATGTCTTCGGTAAAAGTAATCTCATACAATTGACTTGACAAAGGAAGATATATTAAATCACCTTCTCTTGGTTTAGTTATAGTCGCATCTCCTGCGGTTACAACATCAGCAAACCTTTGGTATGAACAAACCAATTGACAAGTGTCTTGAATTTCTAAACCAAATCTACCAGCAATATCACCTGTACCACCCATACCATTAATAGTATCTTCTCCAAAATACATTTCTATAGCATATGAAGTCGTAAATGAATTTTTTTCTGCATCTTCAAATAAGGTATCAACATTGTTGCTAGTTCTAGGCAAATAGTTCACATCAAAACCAGCAATTTGTATTGCTTCGGTTACTAGATTCTGAACCATGCTTTGTTCAGTTGTAGACGAATGATGTGTAAAACCCGTTCTGACTGTCATTTCTTACCCCACTAAGAATTGTGGCATTTCTTCGTATCTCATTTGCATTTGTGTTTCAAGTTCTTGTATTTCTGTGGTTGCATCTTGCATCAGGGTAGTACCACTATAGGTTACACCGCCGGGAAGTTGCAAACCTTCAAATTTGCTTAGGTTTTGACCCCATTGTCTTTTCATCAATGCCGTTGCGTATTGCTTTAGGAATCTATCGTTATAAACTGATGTATATGTTTCTGGACTCAGAATTTCATATGCTTCGATAAGTAAATACTCATCAACTGCAACATCATTTGTCCAATCCATATGAATATGTAAACGATCTTGATGTCTGGAAAAATCAAAAGGATGTTTTCCTACTAGCATCTGGTCGATCATTTCTAAATTTTGACTAACCATCGAATAATGCATCATTTGAACATCTGAAAAATCATGTAAATCATTGAGTCTCATTTGATATTTTATATCAAACATATTGACCGTAGAATCTGAACTAATTGGATAGACATTAATAACACCAGTTACACTAGTTCCGATTGAAATATATTTATTCGTCTTATCTGATGAAGTAACCTGATGTTTGAGAAAACTTCTTACGATTGCATCGTAATGATAATCTTGATAAAATTGTAATGCATCATCTATGACATCATCTTCCTGATCTGAAGTGATATTAATATCTACCATGCCAGAACCGAGTCTTCGTTTACAATATGTTTTTAGAGTTGCTCTGGAATTTGGAACTGCCATTAGAAATCTCCTGTAACCGTATTTCCATCTAAAGTTGGAATTTTTGACTCGACCCATTGGTCGGATATATCTGCCGTAACTCTCCCTGCTGGTAGAAAACCAGATGTTTGGGAAATATCTATATTTCCTGTATTAAATTGCACAGTAACATTTCCACCAACAACTGAGTTGGTTCCACCAGTAATTGTAACTGATGCATCCCCTGCCAATAATGAACCTCTTGTAACTGACTGAAATGCATCTGTTCCATTTCCAATAATAATATTTCCAATCGTTAAACTCTCAACTCCCGTACCACCATCAGAAACAGAAACTGTATCAGTCGGTGTAAATTGTCCTATACTAGTTACATTTCCATTTTCATCAAAAAGTGCTTTTAATGGTACTTGATTTGCCATCTCTTCTCTCCTAAGTGATTACTAGCACCGAGGCTACAACATCCAACGATTCTGTGTGTGATGCCTTTACCCTCAATTGTCTTTGATCCGTATTTGTTGTAGATGTCGTTAAATTTATTGGTTTTTCTACTACCAAAGAAGATTTTGGTGCAATATCTACATTATATAAAATACTTGCTTTTTCTGCTGGTGTTCCAGCATTATCGAATAAAGATAAATAAAAAGTCCTATAATCCGCATTTTTATTTGAAATATAAATCGCATGTACCGTAACTTCACCAGTGCTATACGACCCTGTTAAGTTCGTAAAACTAGTTCCCAAATCTTTAACTTCTTTAGTCTGAAAATCTGTTGCCATTACTAACTCCCGAAAACAATAGACATTGCAACTGCAAGTCCATCAGATTGAAGTCGCAAAACACCTTCAGTATCTTCTGCGACTGTAACACCATTCGATGCACATAAAGTTCTTTTATCTATATTACTAACCCGACCACCTTCATCAATATCTAATCTGGAAATTAATTCTAAAGTAGGTGTTATAGTATTAAAAATAGCACCATCCGACATGCCAACTAATGGAGCAATACTTATATTTCCTTGTGTATCTATCGACAAACCACCATTGGCAATAGTTTTAACCCTAAGAATAGAATCGGTATTTGCACTCGTAACCGTTGCCGTAGAACGTTGTATTGGTGTTGTATTGCTTATGGTAGATATTGCACCACCACTTATACTTTTTACAGACAAAACAGCAGTAGATTGAGCAATAGTACTGGTAACTACTAATGTTGCCGTACTTGACGTACTTGCATGTGGATCAGTAAATGTTATTTGGTCATTCATTAAATAACCAGCACCAGCATCAACTAATAGAAACGATGGGTTTCCATTTCCATCTGTAGTTATATTAACTTTTATTCCAGAACCACTACCCGTAGTCGAAGTTTGCGAAACGTTAGTATGATTTTGACCACTTGCCCATGCAGCGGATGGTGTGGGCAAAGTACTGAAAATAGTTAAAACACCAGTTGGTTCTGTAAGTGTAATAGTATCACCGACCACATAATTACTACCCCCTGCATTAACAGCAAATGTAGGATAACCATTAGAATCAGTAGTTGCATTAAATGTTGCACTTGTGCCTGAACCAGAAGATGAAGATTGAGCAATTGCAGTATGTGTCATACTTGGTTGCCAAACATTTGATATATAACTATCTCTGACACACGCAATCGTTAAAGTTGCTGTTTCTGTAGACGAACCATCCACTACCGTCAATGTATCACCAATTTTATATCCTTGCCCGATATTATTGATAACAAAAGTTGGATCACCATTCCCGTCAGTAGTAACATTAAATGACGCACCGTATCCAGAACCAGACGTTGCACATTGTATAAGACCTGTATAAGATTGATTAATACACCATGCAGCGGATAAATTCGACTCTCCAACTGTTGGTGTAGAATCTGATAAATTGATTAGATACCCTGTTGGTTCTGATATTATAATTTGGTCAGTTTTAATATAACTTAACCCATTACAACATATAGAAATTGTTGGATTGCCTGAACCATCTGTTGTTACATTAAAAGTTGCACCATTTCCAGCAGTTACACCACTCTCAGTTAATAAACTACACACTTTGAAAGAAACCGTATTACTTGTAGAGCCTGGGTCTGTAAATTGTAATGTATCGGCAAGTGAATAACCATTTCCAGCAGTTGCTAAACCAAATGTTGGATTTCCATCCGTATCAGTTGCAATATTAAAAGAAGCACCCGTACCTGAACCAGAAGATATAGTTTGAGTTACAGTTGTATAATTTGCATTCGGTGTCCAAGAATCAGAAGGTGTTGGAGTTGAACATGAAAAAGTTTTAATTCCTGTACATACTTCTGCTACCGAAGAAACATTAGTATATGTTGATGTTCCTTGCCATGCAGAAGATGGTGTTGGTGTAGTTGAAGTTAAATTGGTTATAGGTCTAGTAACAGTAATTGCATCATTAACTGCATATCTAGTACCTGAAGTTACAACTGTAGCAGAACAAACCCCACCCGAATTATCAGTAGAAATATTAATCGTCAAACCCGAAGAACCAACTGCACCACCTCTCGTAAGAACATTAGTGGAATCGCAATAACCAGTACCACCTGAGATGTTAGTACAAAATTCTGTTGCCGCCAATCTATCAGGTATTTTGACAGTTCCGACTGCATTTTTAGTTGCTGTATTAAAACCTAAATCATTAGAAAGACCGAGTGTAATTGTTCCATCACCAGTAGTAACTGTGATTTGACCAGCAGTACCTTGTATGGTATTTTTTGTTAATGAACCAGAAGCATTACCAACTAAAATCTCACCCTGAGCATAGGTATTCGCACCAGTTCCACCAAAAGTGGTAGAAATGAACTCATTGCTTTGGTATTCAGATAAACCAGTTGCAACGTTGCCAGATGTATCATACGTTGCCCTAAGTGGTATTTTAGTTGGCATGTTTTATTTTTTACACCTCGTCTGCGTCTCCGTCTTTGAATGCTCCTGTTGATTCATCTCCAAACTTAAAATTTCCTGTCGGATCAACTTCCTCCGAGTTTGGTGCTGATCCATTACTTGGGTTTCCTTCTTGTTGCTGAACCTGTTGTTCAGTTACGACTTCTAAACTTCCCGTATCGGTGTTTAGGGTGTATTGCAGATTAGGATCACCCCCTTTTGATTGGATATGGGTATTGATTAGATCACGAAAATCGTTTTCTAATTCCCGAGCTGCGTATTGTGCTGATTCAAGTTTTCGATATGCCTTTTGAATCAGATTGATATGGGTTTGTGCCTCTGTCAATTCATTTTGATCTAATGCTAATTGTTCAGACATGATTTACTATTCTCCTTCTTTTTTTTCTATACATTGTTATTTATGTAACATTTCTAATATTGCTAAATTCACTTTTTGTTTTTAGATAATCAAGAACACATTCTTCAACAGTATCTCTATTATTTATATTAAAGGTTTCAAGAATTTCACCACTAACTTCTATAACTTTTTGTTCTAAATCACTATCGAAATGTAATTCATAACCAATTCTCAACATCTGTTGTTCTGGTACACTATAAAAATAATTAAAGGTAACTAAAATGACTTCTACATCAGATTCAGTTCTCCTATTATCCGAAAAATCTGCTAAAAAATTATACATATTACTTACCTGCGTTATAGAAATCTGAAAATGCTATTTCACCACTTGTTGGTACTCCATAACCAGTATTCCAACTCGGAACATAACTACCCCCTGCATAATATTCGGAAATAGCATCAGGAGCAGAACCACCAAACAATCCTCTAATACTTTTGTGTTGTGATGGTTTGTGATATGCCAATAATCTTCCTTTCTGACTATTATTTGATGCGTATTCAGAACGCCAAGACACCCATATATGACATGTAGAAGCATAATTAGAATTATTCGGAACTGCATTAATAGTATATTTACCACTAGCAGGTGAATAATAATTAGTACAGCACGAAATTCTAGTTACTGCTCCACTGGTAGAAATAGAAAATGCCTGAATCCAACTACATTGTATGACATAAATATATTCATCATCACCCGACACACCGTGAATTTGGCAACTAGTCAAACTACTATTATGAAGACAATAACTACATTTCAAGCACATTACAAATGGATTTAAATTGTTACACCAAAGACACATAATAAAAAGACACCTACCGTTTGAAGTAACAAAAAAACCACCATCGTCTGCATCACAATGTGTGGCACAACCACCCCAAACATGACAAGCAGGGTGAGTCCAACTCATACCCGAAGTCCAACCATACCCAGACTGACCACTAGCATTATAACCACATCCAATCTTACAATTTCCACTATTGTAGTAGGCAGCTCCACTACAAATACAATTTGTTCCCTGATGTAAACAGTACGCATATATTCCATATCCATCATTTGCTGTTAATAGATAACAACATCCATAAAAATCCATAGCATATATGCCCCTCGTATACGAAAGAGTTGCATAACAGAAACTACAAACAGTAAGACTTCCATCTGAAGAATTATAGCAATAGATTGATGGGCCGTGATATGTATTTACATAGATAAATTTACTCTTTTGGTCATGATACATACCACCCCACACCAACCCATATTGATTACCACCCCAAGAAGCATTTTCTGAATCTTTAAGTGTTAAGCATCCGTTTGACCCAACGTGAATAGATATAACTCCATTACAACAAACACCGAATGCACCATTACTGTAACAAGTTCCTAAAAAAACATAACCGTCTGCTTCACAAGAAGCAACCGCAGATGAAATAGCAAGAAAACAACCACTACATGATCGAAGTATTTGACAGACAGCTGAATCGGGTTGCATACAAGTATCAAAACTCCAAGAAGCAACCCCCTGTTCATGGGCTCCAGTAATAATATAACCACATTGTATTGCTGAAATACCCGAAATATCTCTAGCATTCTGACTAGTGAGTGTCGAAAGACCACTCGGACATGCCATTGTAAGAAATTGAGCACATTGACCAACACCAGCAGACGTTCCTAAACTCAATTTGCCAGAAGCTGGCAGATGAATCGTTGCTGGCATAGCATAATAAGAAGTCTCATTGTATGGTGTGGAAATACAACTATAATCTTGTGTAATGGGGTATTCGTAAAAATTCATCTATGCACACCTCTTTAGTAACAATTCTACCTGACATGTCAAGGTATCTATTTGTCTTTGTTGTTTTTCGATGGTGCATTGTTGCTCTTTAGTTGCTTCTACCAGAAGTGGTATTACCTTTTCTGGTTTAATGGTTTTATATTTTTCTTCCCAAGATACATTTCTGTTTAGTGAAGTTTCTACCGCAGATTGTCTAACAGCAGTTGGTATAACCTGTTCCAATTCTTGTGCAATAAACCCAACTGTCTTTTTAGTCTCTGGTGGTTTGAAATCTAATTTACAACCCGAAATATAATCCATATCCCATTCAAACTCAACACCTCTAAGTGCTTTAATCTTCTCAACAGAACGTTGTATAGTAAGTATATTACATTTCAACCTTCTATCAGAAGTACATGCTGTAATATCACCAGTTGCTTCTATTTTTCCACCAACCTTTAATGCTGGATGGTTTGCGTGTTGATCGTGAGAAATACACACATTTTCATACCAATTAGCATTTTGCTGAGATGCAAATTTGAGAGGTATACCACTACCCGTGTCATGTTTATAAACCCTAGATGCCCATTGATTTCCTGAATCGTGATTCCAATAAGTAGTGGTATTCAACCATATACTATCATTACAACCATCAGTTGCAATGTTCATACCAGTACTTTTGTTTACTCCAGTTCCAACATTTACACTACAAGCAAAATAAGCACATATGTAATTTTCAAGACAGGAAGTACAATATAAAAGTAGATTACAACGAGCAGTACCAGCTCCAGTTGCGGATGGTATTATAGCAAGTTGATAACACCCATTTATCATTCTTATTATAGTACCTTTCCCCATTGATGTAGTTTTAACACCATAATAACCCCCATTTGCATTTACATTTTGTCCAATCCAAGCACCATCCCAAGACCAGCCGGGTTCTGAAGTACCTAGTACCATTTGAGCACATTGAGATGCTGTAGCATTATGATGCTGTATTTCAATATTTCCAGCAGCTCCATGATCGGTATTGAATAGATGACTTGTACTTGGAACCGCATGTACTTGTATACCAGTAGATCCAACGGACACACAACATGCACAAAATAAAGGTGAGAAAACACAACAAGTACCTTGAAGGCAACCAGTATTAATTGAACCACCAGAAGTACTACCTGTACATGTTTTCCACCATAATTGCGGATTTGCAGCTGAACCTCCTTGTTCAAAATATGCTCCATAAGTCGAAATAGTTAGTTTCGGTGTGCTTAAACAAGTACAGGCATATATTATTGGTGCATAACAACCAGCAGATAAAGTATTATCAATATTATTACTGGTTAATGCTACTGCTACATCACCACCATTGTGGTCTAACTGTGCGAATTCTGGATCACCGATTGTAGTAACATGTTGAGCATATAGGTCATAACTATCATTAGAATTGTCATAAACAATACAATTAGCATCACTACTATTAGTAATATCATGAAATTCACCACCTGTGCAAGTTCTACCATAATAAGTCAGACCACCTCTTAACCAAACTACATATCGACATGTATAATGGTCGCAGTTTCGTATCATTGAAACCAACTGGTTGGTTCCACCAGTATTGTACTTCTCAACTATAACGCCGGGATTAATATGACCCCAACCAGTAATATTTGCCCTAAATTTAAGATACATAGCACCACAACTACTAGCAGGGGAGTGTACATTGTATTGGGCAATTTCTACTTCATCATCAGACCAAAAGCATCCACAACTAACATTCACACCAACTGGATAAAACTTGCTATATGAACCACCTGTCAGGTTAATTGTTTTCCAAGCATGACATACACCACAACCTAAACCTAATCTTTGTCCAGAATAATTACATCCATCGAGAATTTCAAGGCACTGATTTCCACATCCACGTCTTGAAAGTTTTAAATTATCATCATAACTCTGAATATCACCTGAATCGACTACTAGTTTCTTATTAAAGTAAAACTGACTTCTATCAGTTTGTATGTGAGCATAACTAGAATTGGCAGGCCCCATATCTAAATAACCATATTGGGTTTGGACTCTCAAACAATTATTATTCAAAACCATTCTTTCGGTGTTGTTGATTCTCCATTGATGAACATCATCACAACAATGCATATATGCCCAATTTCCATCAGTATCTAAAAATCCTATTTGTTTATGGCAATTCCCATAGACATAACCAGCAATGACGGCATTTGCACAAACACCCAATTGAAGGGATAAAGAGTCATGATGATTATATATATTCAGATTAGCACCACTTCCACGCAGATGTAGACTACAGGAATTATGCCAGTAAAGACCTTTTGCGTTAGTAAATCTTGCCCATTCACATACACATAATCCATTACTAGTCGCAAGAGTCAATAAATCATTTGCCAAACTCATTTTTTCACTATTGTTAATATACCATCTATGGTCTGTATCACAATGAATTGTATATGACCAATAACCATCTGCATCTAAAAAACCTATTTTTTTATCATTATTGGCATAAACTGTACCCATTACAGTATTATTATGAGAAGCTGAAAAATCAAGACCTGTATTACCGTTACTAGACCGTAAAAGCAATCTACTACCATTTGTTGTTGGTGGATATAAATGCATTGCACAGGCATTCGGCCAATATAATCCTGTAAGATTTGGGAAACAAGCCCAATTATTAAGTTGTAAAACTTTATCAATTGTTACCTTAGCATTGAAATATGAAGTACTATTATTATAAAATGCGAAACCATAATTACATCCACCAGCACCAGAAGCTGCCCCAGTTATAGATATTTTACTGGCAAATGCACAACCATTAACATCCAATTTTACTGCTGGTGTGCAAGTTCCGATTCCTATATTTTGAGTTGTACTTTTTGCAAAGAGTGCATAACCACAAAAAGCACCAGCACCTGACCACATTTGTATTTCAAGATTACCATTGTTATTTTGAATCTGATAAGCACAACAACTACTATTAGGAATTGCTCCAGTTGCTACAACCCTATTGAATCCTATTCCAGCATATGTACTTGTTGAATGCATACCCATCGTACAACCAACAACAAATGTATCTAGTGGGTTTGTACATCCAATTCCTACGTTGCCACTACTTCTTAAAGTCATTAAAGTAGTAGGATCACAAGCATCATTCCCACAATCAGAAAGACCAAATGCAAGTCCTGGCCCATAACCAGCACCTGTACATGTAGAATTATCCCATAACCCATATCTAATATAACCACGAACCTTTACTGTACTATTGTTATATGTTCTGGATTTCCATTCTATACCTGTACCAAAATTTCCACCAGTACTATGACCATAAGGTACATCAGTTGAATGATGTGGATAAAGAATGAATGAAGAATGTGGTGTGCATCTTGCTGATGCACCACTAACAGAAGTCTTGACTTCTAATTTCGTATCTGGTGAAGAAGTTCCGATTCCTACCGTACACCCACCTAGAATTAATGCACAAGCTTGGTTAGTTGATGCATTGAATCCTATTGCTGTCGAACCTGCAGCTTCTGCTACATTACAAGCACCTATTGCAGTAGAATATGCACCAATTGCTTTACTTGCCTTTCCAAAGGCAGAAGAAACATCACCAACTGCACACCCACCATCACCTGTAACATGAACAGAAGCTGCTCCAGTTGCCTTTGCTTC